AATCAATAAAGTGTACATAACGTGAACGTTCGTTAAGAACATCTTTAATATAGATCGATGATCCGTCATCTACGTTTTTAGCATCTGACGCTACTGAAACAAATGGGTATGTTTCCAAAACTGTTCCGCTTGTACCAGAAAATTGACCATTGACATCGACAACAGCTACGTGCACTTCGTCGTTTGTTGCGTTACGAGCAAAAGACCAATCTGACGTAGTAGGTGCCGCGTCAAATGAACTTTTATAAGTCCATCCGTCAAAAGCAGAATCGCTGAATGATGGAGGACAAATTGAAACTCTTAATGAGTTACCAAGCGTTCCAGGATAACGAGCAACAAATGTATGACCATCAGAATCGAGTGCCGAAATCTGAGCGTCGAAATTAGTTTTGTTTTTAACGGTCGGTACGGTGTAAGTACCAACAGCGTATGAAGAAGTTTGTCCACTAGTTGCTACCGCGTTCCCTGCAGAGGAATCAGCGATACGAACTACTTGGAGTGTGTTTGAGTAACGCAGAAAATATGCTGCGTCATGAAAATTGATCGAGTGGGCTGTATTTGGCGAACCAAAAGTTTCTACTAGCTCTTCTTCATTAGCTACTAGAGTTGTTTGATCGGCCGGACCCCACATAAATTTACCTGCGTACGCCCCAGTAGAGGTCTGAACATTAGGTACACCACCTGTCAGATCTACTTCTTTGACGACAACCGCAGGAGATTCAGATGGTGCGAAAAGTGCCATAATTGTACCTCTTGGGTTTAATTTTATGATTCATAATACGGTTGTTCACTATATGGTTATATTTATAATATTATATGTTTTCATCAAATTCAATCACCCATTCAGGCTTTTCGATCTGATCTATGTAATCAGACCCATCATCGACGAATCCAAACGGCACAATATCGTCTTCAATAGCTTTCACTCTTTCTTCGAATAACATTTGCTTTATATTAATGTCAGTCATGTCGTTAAAGAACTGAGTCTGAGCAAAATAACCAAACATGACTAAATTCATGACTAAGTCATCATGATTTCCTTCAGATGCTTCGTATGACTGTCCTTTAGCCACAAATGTAGATATTTCAAGGATGGTATTTTCATCAACTATTTTTATTTTATTATTTTCTAAGATGTCTTTAAGACCAGAACAACCTAATCTTTTGACTTTACGAGTCATTGTTACGCCAATGGCACTAGCTTTAATCGCTGATTCTACATGTACATTTTCATATTCTAGTTCGTGATATAGACCATTACATACTACAGATCCTTGGTCGTTTGATTCTACAACAACATAAGCTTTGTTGTAGACATTAGCGTACTTATAAATAATATTCGGGAAGAGCAGAGGCGAGATAGTATTGTTGCGGTACACAGCAACTTGCTCAAAAGGCGACACGCTAATATCGATCACGTTAAACGTAGAATAGTCTTGGCCTCTTCCCTTTCCAACATCAACAGTAATAATATACTCATGTTTTTTAACTGGCTCTTTATAAACTAAGAAGTCTCCGTTTTCCATAATCTTTTCAGGATTTAATGCTCTGAAACCCATCAGAGTTTCAGCATTAATCAGAGTATCACCTGTTCCAAAAAATGTATTACCGAATTCTTGGTCAAACTGAAGCTGCGAAGTGTTAGCTATTGTTGATTGTTTCCATTTTTCGTCTCGTCCTGGGACGTCCCACCAGTCGACTCTGAAAGGAGAGAACTCATTAACTCCTTGAGTTGCTCCTTCCCATATCTTATAGAAAGTATTGCCGATACCATTCGCAGTTGAGGTAACGATAATTTTTGTATCCTTTCCCGCAGATATAACTGGATATGTGGAGGTATAGAATTCATTAGCTCTCTCTACAAAAGCAAACTCGTCAAGGTAAAGCAAGTTAATGGAAAGACCACGAATAGAAGACCCAGAGGTTGCAGCAGTAATGATTCTAGAATTATTGCCGAACTCAAGAGAACCTTTGTTGAGAGCTTTTGTTCCTGGTTGAAGAAAGAACGGTAAGTTCTCAAGCATAAGGGTAATCCTTGAGAGCATTTCTCTCGCTGTTGCTCCTTTGTTAGCGAGAATCGCAACAGTTTTCTCCGGATGAAACAGCGCATACCAGAGCAAGTACGCACACGCCGATATTGATTTTCCGGATTGGCGGCATGCCAAAACAATGTTAAACCGATGCTCATTAAACTGTCCAAACATTTTCTTTTGATAAGGATACAGAATAAATGGAACTAATCCCTTATCAAGTGAAATTACCTTTACATATTTTTCCGCAAAATATACTGGATCTTTGCTACATTTAAGATATTCTTGGAGTTTTTCTGGTGTCCATTGTTCTTGTACACCGTCTCTTTTGACATTAGGATTTCCCAGATATGTCCTTAACTGGTTCAGCATTAATTATTTCACCCTGTTGAAGCAATTTTTGAATTTCAGCAGTAGATCCCAAATAGAAATTATTCTGCTGATTCTCAACTTGCTTTACTTCATCCTTTTTCTCGAGCTCTTTTTGTTTCTTATTTAAATCCATCAACTTATCGTTGACGTCAGAAACATTCTTAATAAGAGTAGATAATACTTCGTAAGCTCGAGGATGTTCAGATTCTCGAGCAACATCAATCATACTTTCAAGAGCATCTTTACCTTTTTCAATTAATTCATAATAGGTTTCACGAGAATAATCGTAATCATTTTTTGTGTTGTCATTATCAGGAGATGTCACTATCAGCACCATAGTCAGTACGTGTGAATCCAAAATCGGAGTCACCTAATATATTTACACCATCAGAATCTGGTGTTACTTGAATCGTTAATAGTCTAATATCAGAATCAGCAAGAGTGCCAGCTCCTATATCAAATATCTTAGCTCTAGAATCACGAATAATTTTACTCGTATTAACTGCTCCGTGATACTTAATTCTCATTTCGAAATCTATTGTATATATGAGAGTTCTACGAGCTCCAAGTTCTCCTTCAAAATCGTCGGAAAAACTTACACCTAATATAGTAACTGGCACATCTTCTAAAACATCCGGATATTCAGCAAAAGGTTTCATTGTTACGCTGTATTGCGGATTAAACGTAGGTAAAATTTGCTCAACTAATTGTAAAGCGTCATCTTGTGTTTTAGCGTAAATATTTAATTGAAATGAAATTACATATGGAACATCAGTGTAAAACTTATTTCTATTTGTGTCAGCTGTACCAAACCGAGTAAAGTTATTTGTCTTAGATAATTGTCTTTGGTTATCATACGAAAAAGCTGTAATCTCAAAAGACATCCGCGGAAGCTTAATTGCTACTTTAGTATCTGTAGTTAAGTCTGGATTTTCTCTAATACGTTCAAGATATTTAGATTTTGGAGCATATGATAATGGAACTTTTACTTGAGAAATAACTCCGCCACTACTATTTTTACGAAGCACATACAAGTTATTAAACAGTTTACCGAAAAGAGCAACTGCTTTTCTTGTTTTCTCGTGATAAAAGTGTCCACCAAACATTAGCTTTTATAAATTCCTTGTAAGTGATCTTCAAAAGCTTCAACTTTTTCTAATCTATTTGGCCAGAGAATATAGTCTTTCTCTGGATTCTTTTTCAAGTTATTGAGTAAAGGCACAATAGCATTGTATAATTTATCTAGTTTTTCTTGTGTTGATTTGGCTTCAACCGCAACGTCACCAACAGCTTTTTGAGCGTCTTGAACAGATTGAAGTTCATCTTCATCTACTGCAGTAAAGCCAAAATCAAAAAAATCGTCTACCATTAATTATCCTCCGGATCACCAAATGGGTTAGACTCAGTAAAGTCAAGGAAGTCATCGACATAATCTGAGAAGAATGTATTTTGTTCGTTTTCTGATATCTTATTCTCTTCAGCAACAGCCGTGATAACGAAGTCTGAATCACCGATAAGAGTATTATCTCTACCAGAAATAGTAATCTTAAGAGCAGCAGAATCTGAAGTTACAAAATTTCTGTACAAGCCATCACTTGCTCCAACATGACCAAGATAAAGCAGATCATCACTGTCAGAATACTTCATTACTTCACCAGATATAGTTACTCCACCTGGTAATGTTTGTGTAGCGGTCTGACCTGGAAGTGTGTAATAACTAGACGAATCTAGTGTAAGCACATACTGGTATGAATATCTTTCTTCAATATCTTGAATAGCGGCGACACTGGTATCAAAATCTTCATCGTTATACTCAAACAGATGAGCACGACATTTAAATACTGGAAGATTAGACAATTGATAGAAAGGTAATTCATGCTCTACATGAGTAATTTCGAACATTGAATTTGAAAGAGGAAGATATATCAGATCACCTTCTCTCGGTCTATCACCTGAGATATCGTTATCATATCTTGAAACTGTCTGTGACCATCTACGTCTTGCCACAACAAATGTAGCCTCATCTCTAATCTCAACACCGAATCGAGTAAAGAGATCTCCCTCACCTTCGAATCCTTCGATGTTGTCAATATACATTTCAACTTTATACGACGAATTAAATGAAGAAGGAACGTCTTCACCAAAGACTTTATTTTCATTTACAATATCGCGCGGTAAGTAATAGACATCTTGCCCATACATCTTAATAGATTCAAGAACAATATCTTCGTAAAGATTTTGTTCTGATCTTACTGCTTGATTAACATAAAAATTAGTAGCCATAATTTACCCCACAAAGAAATCTGCAGGCATTTCGTGTTCGAGTCTGATTCTTTCTCTTAAGTCCTGAATTTCTCCTGTAGCGTCGTCAAATAACTGGCGGCCATTGATAATAACTCCACCAGGTAACTGCATACCTTCGAACTTAATAAGATTCATCCCCCATTGAAGTTTAAACAATGCAGTTGTATATTCTTTTAACCACATATCGTTATAGATTGAAGTGTGAGTATTTGGATCAATCGTACTATAGTATTCGTATACAATATAATCACCAGCTGCCACATCTAAATCTTGAAAATGTCCCTGAATATAAATTCTATTCTGTCTACGAGCAAAGTCAACCATTGTTTGACCGTTGAGAGTCATGTCAAGCAATGAAAGATATTGTTGAATTTGTTCGTAATAAGCAATATCACCAGCAAACTGAGACATATCAGTGATTTCTGATAAGTGCAATTGATATCGAAGATTAAATAAGTTCTTCGAAGCTGTAGCACTTGTAATTAGAGGAAATACTTTTGAGACAAAATGAACATTCGAAGAAGTCGTAATGTACTTATTCGTGATATCATCTGCAGTTAACTGATGAGCTTCATACGCTCTATAAGTAGCATCAGAGTGAAATTCTTGGTAATACTGTATTGCTTCGTCAACTCGATCTTCGAGCTGATCTTCGTCGACGTTGATCTCAATGACTGGATCACCGAGTCTCCGTTTACAATAATCAATTAGCGTTTGCCTTGAATTAGGATTAGCCATTAGCTACCAGCTCCAATTACTGTCTTAAGAGTTGTTCCAGCACTGTTCTTAATTACCAAAGTAGAAGCACTCGCAAGTTGAGTTGAACTAATTGATCCAGCTGTTACCGAAAGCGTATGAGCGACACCTTCACCGGTAGTTGCTCCAGAACTCGTGATCGTTGAGCTACCAGTAATTGTACCAACATAGTTACCAGTTGTGTCTGTTCCAAGAGCAACTGAGTTAGCAGCAATTGTCGCCGCAATACTTACGTTACCGGTGCCATCGAACGATGCTGAAGTACCAGTTACGTCACCAGTTAACGAAATTGTTCTACCAGTAGCAAGAGCCGTTGCAGTAGAAGCGTTACCACTTAAAGCACCTGAGAACGTAGTTGCTGTAATTGTTCCTGCACTAAAGTTACCAGATCCGTCTCGGAATACGATAGTTGATCCAGTGTTCGCATTCGTAGCATTTGAACTAACTGTGAATGTTCCACCTTCTGAGTTAACAGATCCTGAGATACCGTTACCAGATGTAGCACCTTGTTGTACGTAACTACCGGTTGTGTCTGTTCCAAGAGCAACTGAGTTAGCAGCAATTGTTGCCGCAATACTTACGTTGCCAGATCCGTCAAATGATCCACTCGTACCGGTAACATCTCCAGTTAAAGAGATTGTCCGGCCATTTGCTAGCGCAGTAGCCGTAGTTGCGTTACCAGAAAGCGCACCGGTGACGTTACCAGTTACGTTACCGGTAAGATTACCTTCAAACGTACCAGCTACAAGAGTAGCTGCGTTATAGGAACTATCTGTAGGATCAATTGAACCTTCAACTTCTGGATAATACTGATCGAACATCCGGAACTTTTCAGCAGATACATCGTAGTACACACCAATATGTGTATAACCTACGCCTGATGCTCCAGTATTTCTATTTGATCCCCAACCAGTGTCAACATTAACTGGTGAGGCAGTACCTGTCCATTTGTCTCCAGAAGTGTGACCGGTTGTAGCACCAAAGTCGATTGAAATACCAAAGGCTAGTTCTTGTGCTGCTCCAGTGATTGAAATTCCAGTAGCAACCGCTCCGACTCCAGAATCATGACCCCATTCAAAAGTATCTGTTCCACCGGTTCCATCAATCTTCACATAGAATCCTTTGGCTGTTTCAGTACCTTTGTAATGTCCTGAGAAGAACGCGTCATCAAGACCAGTGCCTACAAATGCCGTATTTGTTTCACCAATCGTATCACCAGCGTTAAAGTAGTTAAACGCACCACCGATTGAGATATTTTCGGTAGAAGCAATTGTTTGAGTACCAAGAACCGTAAGGTTACCATCAACCTGAAGATCAGCACCAACATGAGCAGCACCTTGAACTCTGAATGTATTCACCGAGTGATTCTGTTGGTTAATAACAACTCGTCCAGCATTTGCGTCTGATTTCACAACCCAACCGAGACACATTGGATAGTTAGGATATGTTGGAGGAGCATTCTGTACAGCACCGTCTGTTAGACCAGCAAAGAAGTTTTGTCCAGCTGAAAGTCCAGAAGTATCAAATCCATCAATAACACCAGCCACAACAATAAAACCATATGAAGCGTCTGCAATATCTTCTGCAGCCAAACCTTGAACGTTGTATTTAGTTGCTGATGTAGCATTTGCTAGAGCGACTGTTGGTGATTCGATACCAGCTGTCGACGTAATGTTACCAGAATAATAGAGTGGTTTACCTTTGGCGATAGTTACACCGGTGTTATTATAAACACGCTCAACCATCTGCATTCCAATTTCAATCGGAACATCAAGATCGTTATAATAGTTGAGATTCTTATGATACGGATCGTACCAGACAGCACCTTCTTCAAAAGCGATATGACTATCAACAAAAGAAGTATTAAATGAAACTTGGTCGACTACAGCAGAATCCATAGTTACTTTAGCAAAGGTAACGTCACTCGTAGTTCCAACATCCTGACCAATTGCAAATTCGCCAGTTCCACTTGTATATGTGACGCCGGTTCCACCGGAAAAATGAGCTCGAGCTTCAGCAGCAGAAGGGCCGGTGTAAGTAAAGTTACCAGTGGCAGAATCGTAAGTTAGAGATCCGTCTCCACCAGTATCTAATACTTGAAAATGAGCTCTTGCTTCGGCGGCTGAAGGGCCGGTGTAAGTAAAGTTACCAGTGGCAGAATCATAAGTAAAGGAACCATCACCACCAAGATCTAATGCTTGGAAATGAGCACGTGCTTCAGAAGCAGAAGGTCCGGTGTAAGTAAACACACCAGTACCAGCATTATACGAGAAAGAACCATCGCCTCCAGCGTCTGTGGCAGAAACAGCATTTTTGGCATCGGAATCAGCTCGTGCAGTAGTAAAGAAAAGATTAGTGGAACCTTCGGTAAGATCATCAGTGGTATTATTCTGTAGAGAAGCTGCAGCAATTGCTGACGCCGCGCCTGTACTATCTTGAATAGACAGCTGGTTTCCATCAGCTCTCAACTTTACTCCACCAAGATGAATAGTTCCACTTGATAAATAAATGTCTCTGAACTTAAGAGATGCTGTACCGATATCATACGTCGAATCAGCATCAGGAGTAATATGACCCCCGACCTGAAGCGCGTTACCGCTTATATCAAGTCTGTCACCGTCGGATATCTCTCGGAGAATAGATCCTTCGATTACAATTGGAATGCGATCTGCCATGTTTTACGTTCCTTTTGGTCTATTTATACTAGTTATAACGCGATTAATACTTCCGCACTATCTTCATCTAAAATCGTGACTGTGTTACCTAGAGATATAATACCTCCAGTAAATGCTACAGTTTCAATCACCTCTAAGCTGTATTGATTAGAATCTCTGTCTTTGAAATTCAAAAATGTTCCAGTAGCTTCTTGTCTCGCTCCAACATAAGCTGAATCAATCAACTTAAACATATGATCAACAGTAAGCAACGTACCTGTTGAATCTGGTAGAGTTAAAGCATGATCAGCTGTATATGTACCTGGTTGAATTGATTGTTGATAAGAATCAGTCTGAAAAATTAATTTTTCCTGTACTCCTAATTCAATACCAGTTCTGTTGATACTTAGTTTTGTTCTATCAAATCCTGATTGAGCAATTTGGAATTTGATTTCACCATCTTCACTATCAGCTGATGCATCATCAATAAACGCTTCGATCGATCCATATTTAATTTCAGAATCAACTGAATTTCTACCACGAAACTCAATTAATCCAATAGCATCTGAATCAGCTGGAGAAGAGCTATTTCTATCTAATATTAAGTGCGGACCAAAGCTAGCACCATCGTCAATATCAACATACTTAATTTCAGGTGAAGTAATTACTCGAGCTCTTTCACCAACCCAAGCTGAATCAACCAAAACACCATCATATACAAAACCACCACTAACAGAAAGAGGAATATTATTTAATATTTCAAACCCAGTAGCAGATTGTCTAGTAGCAAGAGTATAGAATCCATTTTCAAGTACAAATGTTTCAATTGAACCATCTTCGCTGTCACCAGATGCGTCTTTAATAACTCCGCGAATCTTTGCAAACTCTTGAGCATTACCAGAATCATCTTGGCCTTTAAAGATAATTTGACCAATTAAATCAGAATCAGCTGGAGAAGCTGAATTTCTATAAAGAGTAAGAGTTGGACCAACTGCATCATCGTCTTGAGTTGTAGTGATTGTAATATCACCTTCAAAGTTCTTTGCAAATGATGTTACCCAGTCAGAATCAATTGTTCTACCGTTGATCGCCAACGTAGTAAACGTACCAGAGTCAACGGACAGTTGACTGATTTGACCAGTACCATAATTCAGAGTAGTACCAGAAATATCTGTAATTACAGCCGAATCAGCAGAGAGATTAGTTAACGTAGAAGAATCTGCGTTAAGAATACCAGTTACAGTAGTACCGTACTTAGTTGTTTC